TAGCCCACCCACGCCCACCCTGTCAATCCCTCATAAACGCCCTGAATGGCCTCAGGAATGCACTAAGAGGCTTCACTAAGGTAATCACCTTGTCCACCACTAAGCCATTCCTAGGCCTCCCTAGGCGTTCCCTCCGCCTCCCTTGTACTAGCCAATGAGTACCTCAGCCCTGCCCGTCGAAGACGGATTCCCTCAGGCCACCCTATGGGGACAACCCGGCGAGGGCGAGGGCGAGAGAGCTGACACACGCCTATATCAAAATTTTGACTTTGGTTAATCCTTGTACAGGACTAAGGATTTGCTATTAAGCCTATAACGAAACCTATCAACAAGCATAGGCCACCTACTATTGCTTCCATAGGTATATACATAAGACCTCCATTGTAAATACACTAAGAGCAAACCTAGGTCTGCCCTTGTGTACACTAAGATATTAACCTGCTTACGCAGAAGATGCAGAAGGTTTCTTCATGGTACGACGTTGTACATCCTTTGCAATGGCATATGCCTGCTTATGGTCACGTCCTGATTGAATGAGTTCTTCTGTGTTCTGGCGTACAGCAGATTGCTTAACTGATTCTATTAGTGGCATACATCTCCTCTAACTTGTCTAAACGATAACGAGTATAAGCAGCCTCTAGGGTTAGAACTTCACTATACCTCACACCGTACCTACCTTCTTCGAAGGACACAATTCCATACTTAATGGCATCTAACCCTTCAGCTTCAAAAGCAGCTACAATATCCTGAGCCAAGACACCGAAGTGTATGCTATCAAGGTTCCTCTCTGCTTCACTATTCAAACCATACTGTTTAAAACCAACCCTGCTCCAAGCCTTTAACACCTTGGTATTAATACTAGAGATACCGTACTTGTGGTCAGCATCTGAAGTTGTAACAGGGTCACTACCTAGGTAGATGGTCGTGAATCGGTTACTGGGTCCACCAGCAGCAAACTGGTTATCTACAGCAGGCATGATTGGTGCACCTTGGAATAGGTGCTCATTTCCGTTATAAGTGATACGCTTAGCATTACTTGAATTAGAGCCGTGCAAAGTTATCTGTGCACCTGAAGAGGACGAAGTCTCTTCTCCACCACAAATAATCAAACGTTGACCAGTTGGGTTGTCCTTTGGAACAGACTTGCCAATAAAGCCATATTCACCTTCCATCTGCACTTCAGATCGTATATTGGAACTTGTGCTTGCTTTAAGTGTTAAGTGTCCAACTTTAGTATCCTCTGTAACAATGTTATCTGAGAAATACAAAGGTGCAGGGATATTTCGTATTCCATCAGTACCCATGAAAGTAGGTATAGCTTGACCCGGAGTTGCACCATATGTAAACTTACGAGATACACGATTGTCATTTGCAATCTGCATCTTATAGCAGTATATATCAGTAGGGTGTCCATGACCTTTAAATGGGTCTCTATCTTTGTTGTCACCATAAGTCATTGGGTTGAAATGGTTTTCTCCACCAAAGATATAGTAAATGTAGCTGTCTTTAACTACAACAGAACCTACACCTACACTAGAGTTCACAATGTCACCTTGATAGATTTGGTCTGTGATGTTAACCCATTCAATATCATCTGCATTCCAATTGTTTACATTCAATCGTGCATAGAAGGTACGAGGATAAGATGCCTTGTAACGATCATCTGGTGCACCTGCTTCCCATTCATTTTCTGCACGTTCTGAACCAAACATAATAAGGTCATCTCCTACTTTAGCAAAAGGTAAGGTAGTATGATGAACATTATGTGGAAATCTCAGTGACTCCCAAGTCTGACCTATATCTCTGCTACGATGCAAAGAGCTTCCAAGTCTGTCACCACGAGTGCCACGAGTGATAAGGTATAATACACCGTCATAGTACTTGATGCATGGCTCTGCCGCATCTGGTTCATACTCAGATGGTATCTGACGACGAACATAATTAGATGGGCTATTGAAAGCATCAGGGAAGTAGAAAAGACCAACTTCTCGTGGAGCTACATCACCTTGATGATAGCCCATAACAAAGCCATTGTTATCAATAGTAGCAAAGCTATGCACCTCTGTGACACGAGGGATTAGACCAAGATCTGTCTTACGCCATGGAGACTTATGGAAAGAAGTACCCATGTGCCAACTCTTTCCATCGTTATTCAAATCTGAAGTCTGCTGGTTAGGTGTAAGAACCGTGAAGTTGTCCTTATCTATTACCGTTGCAACAGTCATATCACCTGATACACCTGTTACCGCAGAATTAGAGAAGTTAACAAAATCGCCCACGAAGAGTCCGTGATCAGGTACATGGATTGTTGCATATCTCTGATTTGCAGCCTTAGTGATACCACCAGTAAGATGCAGACTACGAGACATAGGGCGATCCCACAATGCACAATTGGTTAGTGCGTTCTTGGCTAAAGTACGTGTTTCAATCATGGCAAACAGGCGGTTGCGACATACACCCATACTCATACAATGATAGTTCACTGTAGGGTAATCTGGATGCAGATCAGTTAACCACTCTGGAGTAGACCATGTTTGACCATCGTCACCAGACTTAACCCATGATACATGCAGACGACTAACACCATGACGGTCACTACCCATGTAAGGTGCATATATCACGTTCTCATATACAAACGCTTTGTCTTGAGGCCAAGCATTGTAATAAGGGTTATCCGTGATTTTATATAGTTCACCATTGATAAAACCTTTACTCACATAGTAAAGAGGTTGACCTGCTAAACGTTCCCATACGAAGCGGGTGTTATAGAATCGCTCCATGTCAGGTAAAGATGATACTTTGTAAGTAGCACCAGCACCGTCAATTCTCTTACCTGAAGCCATCGCTGCATTTACTGCATCTTGGTCGTTTGTCTTACCATCACCTTTGGCTCCAAAATCTTTAAGCGATACAACCTCGGTGAGCTTGTCATCCAAGTTACGCCAGATTGCACCTGCTATTTTACTCTTGAATTTAACTAATGAAGAACCTAGTCTTTGAATCATGTAACCTCCTTTTCTGAAAGGCTACCATCATGATAACCTTTAAGAAAAGTTGCGCTAAAAGCAGTGCTTACGCACTGCCTGTTGCTTACTTAGGCAGGGAAGCTAGTGCTTCCTGCATACGCTTAATAGTCCGCCGCATCAACGCAGCCTCTAATATCAGTACTTCCTCGTAACGAATACCGTAGCGGGAACCTGCTGGTGTAATCAGTTTACGAGAGCCATTGGCATCTTCCTCGTATACATCATCCCAACTGTCGAAGCACAAGAAGCCATAGCGATGTGCATCTATACCGTGACGTTCGAAAGCCTCCTTAGCTCGCTGAGCGATGATACCGAAGTGCCATCTAGCTGAGTCTGCACCCTTCTCCTCAACACGATCCAAATACTGAAACTGCACAAAGTCAACTTCAGACCAAGCATCCAGTAAGGCATCTGAGATAGTAAGAGGTTCTGTTTTACACCGAGCATCTGAGGTAACAGTGAATGCTGCTTGAGTAAAACCGCCAGACCATGCTCGGCTGGCGGAACCTAATGCGTATGTACCAGTACTGTCTGGGGTCATTGCATCAGCACCTAACTGCAAAAAGCCTGTGCTACTGGTAGAAAGACGCACGTTACCGTTGGTGAGGGACACTGCCCGAGAAGTACCATCAGAAGTAAATAGGCGAACTTGAGAAGAAGTGCCCCCACCTACAGCTAATGACACAGCACCATCTCCAAGCATTCTGTACTTATCAGCAGAAGTAAGAACGCCTGAAGGGAGTGACATGGACTTAATCCGCCATTCGAACCTACCTGACATACTACCTATGTACTGCCCTAAGGCAGGTGCGTGCACTACGTTACTATTACTAGTGCCGTCAATAGTAGCTGCACCGTCAATAGTACTAGCAGAACTGAGAAGGTCGTTTCTCCTGCCAGGGTGCTTTACCTCTACGAAGTTACGGGTAGAGCCGGATTCGAAAGTAATAACACCTGTAGCACTGTAGCTAGGAAATACAGACGCATAGTTGTTATTAGCTGTACCTATAAAGCGTGCAATTGTAGCAGTCTGCCCTTGCCCTAAAGAGTTAGTACCATCACATCCTGACATAAGTACATTATTTATGACGTTATCAGAACCCTCTACTGTAACACCATGAGCCTGCCTAGCATCAGAAGTTGAGTAATCTACGAGCACGTCTGAGATTAAGTTCGTACTTCCTTTGCCTGCAACAACCGCTGCATACTTAGGGTTATTAGCCATCANCCCCTTGATAAGGTTATTAGAAGGAGCTATTGGCCCTTCAGTGCCGTTGTAAGTTACATGCTGGCAATCTGCCCCTATAACATTACTGACTATGTTGTAACTGGCTGTACCTTTCAACTCTACTGCTCCGAACTGAGGGTAGTTCTTAGCAATGACGTTATCTATGAGGGAGTTAACTGAGGAGTCAGCAAGTACGCATCCTGCTGCCTTATTAGTAGCATAGCCTGAATAGCTACCTCGAATGCCTTTAATCATAAGTCCATCAGGTGGCGCATCATTAGGGTATGCGATTAAACTGAAACCAGTACCTTTAACGTTTGAGAAGTTAACGTCACTTACAGTAACATCACTTCCACCAGCAAGAGACACCTGCTGTCCCTGAGTTGTATCAGTCGCCTTATTACTTTCTACCGTAATATTACTTAAACGACCTGCACGTAGATTGTTAAATACTAAGTAGTTACCTGTACTGGAACGGTGACTTAGCACGCCACTACCCCTACCGTCTAAGTTACAGTAATTACTATTAATACCAGAGCTAGAGAATACACCATCTGAGACTGTGACAGCTTTCTGAGAGTTTAATGAAGCAGCTATAACCTCCGTATCATCAGTAGTGGCGTCACCTGCAGCACCAAACGGCTTTGATGTTAAAACTCTCTCATCAAGGTACTCATACAAAGATTGTCCTTTATGCAAGATTCCTTCAGTATTAGGTTTGGTTAATTTAGCCATGCTATCTCCTATTACTTTCCAACCCTCCCTATGAAGATTGGCTAGTAATAGGCCGCTCAAAAGAACGGCGCTATCTTACCTCTTCTATAGTGTCCAGTAAATCGTAAGACACTGATACATAAAGCTATGTATTAATTATATCCGCGTTCTAGCGAAAGAATATACAAACCTAATTTTGTAGCGTCAGGCTTACTAAAGCAGACCTTATCGTCTACCTCGTAAACTTCCGTCAGCGTCGGCCTCAGAGGTTTCACCATTGCTTTCTCTGGTAACGCCTGCTGACACCCGGAAGTGGTCAGCGAACCAATCAGCAGGATTGTCACTAACATGATTCGCTTCACTTTGTGCCTCCTTCTCTTCTTGTTTCTTCTTAGCAGAGACAAGCAGGCCAATAAGACCTGCCAGCACTTCTAGAAACTTATTCACAGGTAATCACTTGGCAGACCACATCTGTCACAGAGGATTCCGTGCCAGAGCCAAGGTCTACACCAAGACCTACAGAAACAAGAGCAATAACAAGTGCAACCAGTGCACCTACAACCTTCTTAGACTTAAACAGCTTTTTCATTGCATCTCCCTTTCCATTGAGCTAACAAGTCAGAGTAGTTCTTCCAGTCATCATAGTTGCCATCCTCGGCAGCTTGGGCAACCATACGCTCACACCATTCAACACATCTTACCATCGCGCACAACCATCCCGTACATCGATGTGAGTGAAGGAGTTATACTTACCGATACCATACTTGCCTTGGTATTTGCTAGTAAGATACTTATGCACTTCAGAAGGTAATATGCCAGACACTTTAATGTCAGCAGCCTTACCAGTAAGATGCATGGAGTTCTTAGCGCCACCTACATTGGCATTGTGCTTAGCACAGCGATGCCCCGAAGTGATAACTACAGGAGAACCAAAGTGCTCACGCACATCTGTGACTACCTGTAGTAATTCAGCATCAACAGTGGATGTACCGCACCCACAACGGCAAGCGAACTCTTTACGCTTGAAGTATTTGTTAAGCATTATTCTCCACCTGCTGGAGTGACAGCGAGCGATTCCATACCAGTTACATCCCAAGAGTCTGTGGGTTCACTACCACGTGCAACAGCAATATGTAAGGTTGTGTCATCTTTCTCAAGAGCAACCATTGCACCTTTCTGCTTACCTGACAGGTGTTTGATGTTGATAGGGTGATCTTTACTCTTAAGGTCTGCTTCTTTAACAACAGGCATCGGGATTGCCGTTGCAATAGTTTGTACTGCTTTTACTCGAAAAGCCTGACCAGTAACAGAACCTGTAGTACCATATTTAGCCATGTAACCTCCTCCTTCTCTTAAGCTGGGGTAACAGTGGGTTCCACTGTCACTAACTTCCACTCTGAATCTTCTTTGCCATCAACCGCGATAGCAATCTTCAATACACCATCTTCCACTTCAAGGCACACCATGGCCCCTTTCTGTTTACCTGATTTGGTGGCATCATTAATAACATTGATTTTCTTACTAGCTTCCTCTTTTGAGATTACCGGAAGCATTAGTGCTTCACTTACAGGTTGTACCTGCTTTCGCTTAGACTTACCTGTTAATGGTTGACTACTATAATCATTAGCCATTGTCTCTCTCTCCTATTATGTAAATATAGTAAGGTAGTAAGGAATAGGGTGTACAGGAGTACACCCATACTAAGGCATACCTATATAACCTAGGTTAACCTATATTACCTATTATTTCTCTTATTATCTGGGCCTTCCTTCTATAGTGTCCAGTAATTAATAAGTCCTTGAAATCCTTGCAGAAAGTGTATTTCTGCTTGCCGATTTATTTCGGTAGTTCTGCCCGTAAACTCGCTGCTGCATCGCTACGGAAGTGTTGGTCACTCTTCGCTCAGTACCGTAATCTCCATATAGCATTGCCCTGCGTAGATGAGGTGTGTTCATAGCATGGATGTAATCGCGCATCTCCTGCGCTCTGAGGCGATTAATCCGTGTAACCTCGTCATAGTCTATCTGAGAAGTTAATTGCCGTATAGCGCCATACAGGGCGTCTAGGCGGTCATCATGCCGGAGGCTGTTCTTCTCAATCGTTATGTTCGACATTTGATTGAAAAGACTGTAGGACATGCGTAGTTCAAGCGGATAGTGCTGTACCGACTCAAAGTCTGACTTCACCATCTCTGCATTGAAGATAAGCCTATGGGCTGCCATGAGCGGCTCCAGCGTCTCAATGATACGCAACTCTTTCTGTCCGGTGGCGTAATCCTCTTCCAGAGTTACAGGCCACTCTCGTTCAAAGTACGGCTTAATTACCGCCTCAAACGCGCCATGACCAAAGTTCTTCTCAATGAATACCTCTTTAACACCCGCCTGCTTTGCGGCCTGCACAATGCGATTCAGGGACGACTCTCGGTATCCGCCAGGTACACCAAAGCACTGATACACATAAATGAATGTGCCGTGCAGGAATACGATGGCTACACCCGTCTCATCTCCATTCTTACCACCACCCGCAGGGTCAATATACATAATCTTGCGGGAGACAGCACCCCATTCATATGGGCGAGCTACAGGTCTGTACATGAAATCCGTAGGCTTGTTACCATACTTAGGTGCATCACCAATGATGTTTATGGAATCATTACTCCACGTAGGCATCACAGGGACTTCCTCTGTACCAAACGAGGTGAAGATTAGATTGTTCAGGCGTAATGGGTATCTGTCAGCATCCATCATGCGAGTGTTAAGCATGAACTGAAGCTGGAACTTAGCAGCACCCTGAGAGATTTCCTTCTCAATCAGGACTTCATCATCATACATTTCAGGGGCACAAGGTGCACCACTATTACCATCCAACCCGTACCCTGAGCGAAGTGCTGGGTTGTCCTTCATATCTTGAACAATCATAGGTGCAAGGAAGTCGCCATAACATTGCTCTTGCTCTACTGAAGGGTAACGCGCAGTCCAGATACGAACAGAGTAACCACGAGCAGGTAGGTTGTTGTAGATAGAGTTTACGTTCTGAGGTGTACCAAGGTAAATGATATCCCCAAACTGGTTGATAGATTCAAACTCCTTAGTCAGCTCCTCAAGCAAGGCACGGCCCGCTGCCGTACGAGCATTCTGCATCGACTCTACGTCATCCGCTAGAATAATATCAGCACGAGCGCCCTGCATACCTGCTTCGATTGAGTAACAGGATACAGAAGGAGACTTATCACTACCACGTAGGGTGTAATGAATCTCAAACGCCTTAACGGATGCACGGTCCCCAGCGTAGATATCCGGCAGCATAAACTCAAGAAAGTCTAAGCCACGGAAGATTTTAACTACCCAACCTGCGATTTCCTCTGCTCGCTTGGCGTTTTGGGACACAACCATGATACGCTTATGCGGTTCATGAATAATACGGAATACCGTATAGATTGCTGATAGTGTTGTCTTAGCGATACCACGAGGCGCTTCGATGAGGCGGTACTTGTGTCCGTAAAATAGGAACTTCAAGATATCCGCCTGCATACGAATCAGATGAGGGTTGCCTGCAATTAAGTTATGAATAACTGTATCTGCAAAGAGAAGCAAACCTTCCGCTGTATACTTAAAAGTGTCTTGTAGTTCTTTAAGGTTTTCCCACCGCTTTAATGCCTCTGCCTGTGATTCTCTAGCCTTTGCCATTTCGCCACTCCTTAAAGAGAGAAGAAACCCTTGGTTCACTTTTACCAGTAAGCCTAGCGGTTTCTGCTACACCCTTACCCTGCAAGAAGCAATCTTTTAATCTTGCTAAGTAATTATTTAAGGCACTCCTATCATTTCCATTGCATTTTAAGTAGTTATTCTCGCTTCTTGTCACCCACTCCAAGTTGCTAACATCATTGTTGTGCTTATTGCCGTCTTTGTGGTTTACTTCATTATCGGTTTTAGGTAAATACTTATAAGCCACTAAGTGATGAACATAGACATTACGCCATTTACCTTCTTTATTTTTAATTTTAACTGCTAAATAACCCCTACCCACCTTGAAAGGCTTGAGAGGGGTGCCACCCTTTGAAAGGATGACACCAGAAGGTAAGATGGTATAACCTTGAGATTCACACCATCTATGCATATTACTCCTCTTTTGTAAATTGAATTATTTTACCACTGGATGCCTCTCGGATAGCCTTGAGGCGCTTAGATAACTTGGACTCTTCCTGCTGTGCAGCAGGTGTGGCGGTAATGCCGTTATCAAGAACCCACTTACACATCGCACCAATATCCTTACCAGACACTAAATGTAATGCTGCATCAGGGTCTTCTTCTATAGTGTCCAGTATTGCCTGTGCTTTCTTATTGAAGATTTTGGTAATAGCACCATGCAGAATGCCAACCTCGTCCTCTGTAGCTGCATGTTTATTGTGTACGCTCACGCTTCTCCCTCCAAATCTTGAACTTATTATAAAACCAGTCCCCAATTTGCAACACGGTATAAATGAATGTTGCTATTAACACCCAATTATCCCAACTGATACCGAGGAAGTACCCACCTGATACGAGTGCAGGTGGCGCAAGCTTCACACCACTATCTACCAGTTCGGAGTTAATCATCCCACCTCCTTATGCTGTGATAATCTTAGCAGTCATCCGGCATTCTGGTACTCTTTCTGAGAAAGTAACAATGTCACCGTCTACCTGATAAGCAAGTTTAGGTTGTAATAATCCATCAAGGTAGACCTCAATGTACTTAAATGCAGAGCCAATCTGTACTACTTGTTGGCCTTCTACTAAGTCAAAGTTCAACTCCAACTGAATATTAGGTTCAGATGTAGCCACACGACTACCAATCAGCACATACACCTCTGTACCCGCCACAAGCGGCTCTGCGAAAGTGATAGTGTTGTTGCTTATAGAGTATGCGCCTACAATTTGGTGCTGCAATACCCCATTAAGGAAAACTAGTGCATCTTGAAATTCATAAGGTGGTTTTACGGAAATCTCACCACCTTGGGCTATCGTGTACCAAGGAACAGTTCTGTGCGCAATACCAGAAGTCATACCAGCCTTAAGGCCAGCAATCTCAATGTCCTGTTTGGCGTTCCAATCTGTATGCTTCTTGTCGATGGCATCAAGCTGCCCTTTATTTACTGCATCTCCAGGATTTGTGCCATCAGCCAAATCAGTAATCTTATTGCCGCCCCAGCTTACATTCTGTTTAATGAAGTATCCTTCTGGATAAAACCCGTCAAGTAACTCCTGTGTAATCTCCAGTATATGAATGAAAGAACCATTTAAAGACTTCATATCCAAGGTAACACCACGGTCAAACTCAGCGTATGGATACTCCTTTTGTACTTCCCTTCGAATACGGAACTTCAAACCTGCAACTGGTGCTACATCAAAAGTAATCTGGTGCGTGCCAGTTAGTTGCCAGCCAGATGTAACCTCAATCCAAGTGTTACCTTGAAGAGACTCCACTATCACATCTGAGGCACGAAGATAACCTTTATCCCTACCAGCAAAGCTAAAGGGATAGGTTACTTGCGTACCGTTGGCTATATGTTCTGTGAAAGTATAACTCATTAATCCTCCAGTTCATCTAAGCCATAACGCAATGCGTTCTGGATTCCTATTACATTAGCTAGAGGCACTAAGCGTAAAGCCCTACGTGCCACATCTACACCTTCTGTATCACCCTCTGCGTATTTAGTTATAGAATCTGCTAAACGATATGCATCTTGACCAACACCTACTAGTGGTATTTGGTCTATCAAACCCTTAGTCTGAAAGCCAGCCTCATAACGGGATTGTACTAACTCAGAAGGTAGAACACCTAGGCCACCTAAGAAATCTCCACCTAGACTAAATACAGCAGTTGTACTCATCATACCCATTGCACCAAAGGCCAACCCTTTAGGCGATAACTTCTCTTCCAGATATTCATCTTGGTCTTCTCGTCCAATAGAGTTCACATAGGCTTTCGCTGCATACACCATCGAACCCAAAGCAAAGCCAAAGGCTGTCTTCTTAGCTAGACCAATCTTATCGTGGCGAATCCCTCGACCAAATTGCTTCTCACCAGATACAAGAGAGAATGACTTAAGCTGTGCAAATGTCTTACCTAGTGCTTTGTTCATCCAGATACCTTCATCACCAATGAAGTTACGTTGGATAATTAGACCTGACTTACGACGAATAGCATTAGCTAAAGTTTCACCCATGGCATAAGGCATTGTATCAAAGCCAAGCAAGCCAGAACCTTTAGAGTTAGCATCATAGTGCTTCTGTAGATTAGTCATGAACTCCTGAGTAAGACCAAGTTCCTCCAGTTTCTTCTGAGGAATAATCTTCTTGCCTTCAAGGTGGTCAATGAAAGACAAAGCTATTTGCCTATTGGTCATTCGCTCCAGAGAACCCTGTGCCATGCGGAAGAGGGATAGGTTTGTCTGAGCACGTCGTATAGAGTTCATGGACTGGTCAAAATGGGCCATCATACCTCGCACTGTGGTTACATCACCAAACTCATCTGGACGCGCACCCTTAGTTGTTAGCCAGTTGTCTTCACCAATGTAACCTACCATTCGCTCAACCTCAGCTAAATTCTTATCTCGAAAGAAGCCATCGCCATTACGCAACGCCTTAGAGGTGAAGCGGAATTGCTTACCTAAAGCCATAGTGGTGGCAGCAATACCAAACTCACCCATGAAGTTAGCAAGTTCACCTAGCTGTGCGAAGCCCATCTGACCTAAGCGAAGTACGCCTGTAATGTCACGCCCACGACGCAGCATTTTAGTAGACAAATCTTGTGGGTTTGAATCGATAGATTTACCCATAATCAAGCGAAGCCCCTCTCGCATCTGACGGATTTCTTCATCAATAGCCAGACCTGCTGCTTCATCTTTCTCTTTCAATTTAAGTCGCTTCTTTAACTCTTCAATCTTCTCTTGTGCCTTCTTGTAATCAGGCTCTGATTGACGGATCTTAGCCGACTCCGCTTCAAATTGTGCGTGTGCTTTTGTATCTTTAGCTGCATTTCGTGCATTTCGCTCTACAAGATCAATTGCATTAAGTGCAGCCTGATAGGTAGAGAAACCTTGACGAGCCAAGGCAGCACCACCTGCCGCTTCCTTCATGTAGTTATCTGTTAACTCTTCCACGTTAGTGTTCATAAAGTCACGCATACGAATGCCATTGTACTCTTGAGTAACATCTAAGCCTAAACTCATCTTAGCTCGGTTAGAGATATTATCTCTGGTTTCTTTATTATCCAGAGCTTCTACCATCTTTTCAATCTCTTCATCACTAAAGCCTGCTTTGCGCATGAGTGCTTCATATTCTGCTTTGGTTTGACCAGACATAGCCTTTTCAAAGCTAAGCTGTCCGGTCAAGGTGGCATCAGCAACGCGGTTTACTTGTGCTCGTGCAATATCATCAGCCACTTCCTTTGGAACCTTACGAGAACCATTCTGGTATGCACGAGAGAATAACTCAATGATGTCCTCTTTATCGTGCATACTGAACTGACGACGAGCCTTCATACTGTCAAAAATATCAGGCATGTACTTATCATCTGCTTTAACCTTTTCAAACCCAGCTTCACCAGAGCGTTGACGTAATGCTAATGCTTCACGATACATAGCTTGCTGCCCCTCTGCTGCCATACGGATAGACTTAGGCGTAGACTCATCCATACCGATGCGTACAGCTTCCCATACCTTCTCATTATATTGCTGCACATAGTGAGAGTTAGTATGACCTGCAACCGGGTTGATATTATTCTCTTTGAGCCATAAATCGAACCCATCGTTGAAACGATTCATATCAGCAGATTTCAGACGGTTCAAGTTAGTATTCTGCATGAGACTAGCAGATGCCTTCTGCATACCTAAGCCTTGGGGGGACTCAAACAGGCGAGCACCAAGGCCGCGTACACTTGCATCCTGAGAGGAATGTACGACAGTACCAAGGGCAGACAGAGTTCCGGCCCAGCGGCGAGGGGTCATATCAATTGCATTACCTTCCCGCTGTAGGGTTTTCAGCAAATCTTCACCTTTGCTAGAGATATCAAATGCACCCTCAGTGAGTACCTCTTCACCCTTAACACGCATCGCACCGATACTATCATCAGCAACAGCACGCACATAGCGGTCCCCTGCGTCTGCACTGCGCACAATGCTCGCAGCCCTGTCATCCCCTTGCTCACTGAGCTTAGTGGCCCTACCACGCGCTACAGCGCCAATAATGCCACCCATAGCCATACCGGAACCTAGTGCTACCATAATGTCATCTAAATCACGAGTCATGTCACCTTGGACCAATACGGATTCAATAGCGGCATTACTCACGCCAGCGGCGATAGCGCCACGCACAGCACGGCCTACGAGTCCAACTTTAGCGGCACCACCGGTTGGAATAGAGGCAACCCATCCCACAGGGTCAAGCACAGCAGCGCCAATCGTCGCCACAGAGCCAACCCAGCCAGCCTGAGCAATGCGCTTATTGCGCTCAAGGTCTTCATCAGCATTCTGAATACGGAAGTTCAATTCATCCTCAGAACGAACACCCTCAGTGATTGTCTGCATCATATCCGTGCCATATTTGAAACGTAGTGCTTCACGTTGCTCAGGTTGTATCTCAAAGTCTGGTTGAGGTGTGAAATCAGCAGTGGCACGGTCATACCACCGCTTGCCTCCGAATGCCAACCACTCATTCTGGAAGGCAGCACCTACAGCACCTAAAATGTCAGCGTCAGCTTTAGCTTCAAGAACTTGCTCTTGTAACTCATTACGCTGGCGTATCGTAGGAGCCGATACCGGAGCCGCCTCAATAGAAAACGGCTCAGGAGTAGACTGGACATATCCAGCCCAATTAGTCTTAATGTCTTGTTCCATAATTCCTCCATAGTGCCTATCATAAAGACCTGTCTCACATGTGAGACAAGCCTTGAGTTAGGTACTACAACTTAACTTTACCTACCTTAGAACCTTTAGCTAACTTGGTAGGTGCAGCCTCATAAACCTGATACCAACCATCCGCGCCAATACGTTTATGAGTCCATGCCGAGACAGAACCTGCTGGCATAGGTCCACCAAACCTAACCCACATGGAGCCATCTTCACGAGTCTCCACTTCGGTAATCTTAGGCACACCACCAGCAGATGCCATATTGTATGCCTCAGCGCGTCGCTTCAGTAGGCCAGGAATACGCTTACCTTCACTTGATGCAGTGCCCAGCATTTCGATAAAGCCTTCCGTAAGCTTACCAGCTTTGAATGCAGCAAGAGCACGCGGTGAGTTCTGGATTCCACCTTTACCTAAATTGTAGGTTAAATCCATCAAGCCACGTTGCTGTGCAGGATGCATCTGGTCAAACGGAATCTTCCAGTCACGAGTAGGAGGCACATGCTTCTTAGCATCTTGCTCCATAAGAGCGCGAGCCTTGCTCTCTGTAAGCTGAGACATAGACCCTCGATAGGGAACTAGTTCATCACCAATCTTAATATACCCGTTTCGCTTCTCTTCTTCCGTTAAGAAATGACCGTAACCGATAGACTCACCGCGAGCGTCTTTATATGGAGTAAAGGTTCCAGTTGCCCTATTAAAGCCAACTTTATCTTTATTCTCATCCATAGCTAGCTTGTCATAGAATTGTTGCATATTACCTCGATAGTTAATCTCGAAGTTAGAAGGCAGATTCTCACCAGAAGCAAAAGCAGAAGACATGAGGAAGTTAGCTAGTCCAAATTTACCAATATCTTTGGCAGTTGGTTTAGCTGGCATAGGCTCTTGTGCACCAATATCTGTACGGTACGGGTGAACATACTCGCCTTTATCTCGTTTCTCTACTTTCTTCTGATAGGCAGAATCTAGTAGTGAAGTAGTATCTAAAGAGGTTACAGGGATTACTCCAGAAAGAGGGCGACCTGCTGCACCAGCACGAATCACAAAAGTTCCTTTCTGTTCATTGTAATCAATGTATATATCATCTTTAGTTTCCCACTCTTGAAGCTCCTTCTTCAATTCTGGCATCTGTGTTTCTACATACCTACCAAGCGCCAGAGGTACATCGGTAGGGTTTACGCCTTTCCCAACTGACATAAGCATATCAGATGCAGAAGTGTAATCACCTTTAATGAAATAGCCACCGGAAGTCTTTGCATCCTCTGATTGAGTGTAGCGTTTATTGCCCCAAGTAATTAAAGCCTTCTTGATGGAATCCATGTTACGCATACCACTAGACCACAACATATTGGCCTTAGCTCGTAACTCTTCTTCCGCAATAGCTTTACCTAAGTCTGACACTTCGGTTTTACCATCAAACCAGCCAGCACCAGATACCTCATCCAGTGCATCTCCAATAGCTGAGTTGAACTTCTTGGTTTCCTTCTCAGTACGAGAGAATTTCTGCTGTGCTTCACGCGCAAACCTTGCAGCCTGCAAAGGTGTCTCTCCCATTTGTAGTGCAGTGTTGTAGTTATCCATATAGCCATTCACCGTGTCACCAAAGACACCTCGGCTCTCTTCTGGTAACTGTTCCCACAACTGGCGAATAGTCATCAACTCCTGTGGTTCGCCCTTGGCAAAGTGCTCAGGCGATAGCATAGATTCCATGGCTTTGATACGAGACTCAAAGGTATCATCCACTAAGCCTTTGGAGTTCATGAATTGCAGGCGCTGCACTTCCACTGCACCACGAATAGCTTCAGCCTCTTGACTGTAAGGGTCCAAGCCACGTTGTTTGATTTGCTGGTCTGCATAAAGTTGGCTATCCTGTTTGATAACATCAATGTAAGCCTTCTTCTCTTTGTCAGTCTTACCTTGGAAGCCAGTCAGGCGATCGGAGTAAAGCTCACGTCGCATATCCTGCATTGCACCTAGCTCTGCATTCTGCTTAGCCCGTTGGCGCATCAGTGCCTCTAGTTCTGGATTAGAGAAGACAGAGTTACCTGTCAGATTATTAATGTGCTGTGCTCGTTCCAACAATTCTTCATCAGTTAAATCACCTGCAAGGTAGGATTCTTTAACTTCGAAAGACATACGAGTTACATCAGCTACATTATTCCTAGCCCAAACTGCGTTACCACTAGTGATGGCTGTGATAAGCTGTGGATTCTTAGCATAAACAGAAACACCCTTATCGTCCTTCACATACTTCAGGGCTTCAGCCATGCTAACATCACCTCCTTGTGCAAGTGAAATTGCTCGCTGGACTAACTTCTTGTGCATCTGTTCAGGTAGTAATCCTTGAGTAAGACCTTCGCGGATTCGTTCCTGTAAAGCATAGCCAGAGGCTTCAGGGTCAATATTAGAATCCCAAGTAGAAGCCACTCGCCCGTCAAAGGTATCCTCACGGTCTGCTTGTTCACGGTCAAGTTTATGCTGGGTTCGTGTAGCCCAAATCTGAGGCTGCTGTTCTTGGAAGACATTAGTGACCATACGCATAGTATCTTTGTCACCTTGCAACTCAGGGTATTGCTGGAACAGCTTATTCTGCATCTCATTACGAGAGTCAACCATAAGTTGTGTCCACTCGTCATCCGTTCCTTGGAAACGAGTAGCCATGTCTTTCATTCGTGCTGCTTCATCATTAGCTAGCAGTTGAGCTTTGACAAGCATGTTAGCACGAGCGCCACCACGAGTTGCATCCTCAGAAGGCATTAATCCGTTATATGCCCGTTCCATTTGAACAACCTTATCTTCCTCAATCTTTTGATTAAGGATACCAGTGGTTACATCAGCTACACTACTGGCTGCTCGAATAAGGTCTTCGATAAATCGACTACCGGAGGTAGAAGCTACGCCAGCCTCCACACCTCCAACTCGCTGAGGTGCAAAGGTCATGACATTAGGAGAAGTGGCCTGCACTTGTGGCAGACCTTGTACTGCTTGTCGCTCAATTGCCATTAAATACCTCTTGTTCCAGATGAATATGTACGAGAATCAGTTAAAGCTTTACCTAAAGCCATGCCGGACTTACTACCTGTTACATAGGCAGATGCCAGACTCGGGATACCTTGCACCAAGGTGCTCACGGCAGAAGGTTTCTTAAACTCACGCATCTGCATCTGACCACCCCGTTGGATGGACTTAAGCTGGTTGGTGAAATTAATCTTCTGATTCTCATAGTTATCGATAATTGTACTCTGGTTCCTTCCGCCTTCTGCTGCTAAGTCATTCAGCATAGAAGACACAGAGTTACCACCAGTACCAGTAGCACCAGCAAGTAATGCAACCTGTGCTCTTTGCTGTAGCAGTGAAGCCTGATTACTGATTGCATCTGCATGATACTGTTTAGCAGCAGAGCGTTCTGCATCTGCTACTGTTTTGTATGCTTCTTGTGTAGCAATTAACTGCTGCCGCCATTGCTCCTCTTGAGCTTTCTTCATAGCTTTGGCTTCATCACTTCCACCAAAAAGATTGCCTAGAAGACCAAGACCTTGCATACCTGCACTAAGCAGTCCTGCATTAGAGAAGCCAGCAGAAGAACCTCCTAAGAAACTACCAAGTGAGCCAAGCAAACCTCCGCCACCTGCGGCGGCTGTCCCTCCTGCTGCTGCGGCAGTACCACCAGCAGCGGCTGCTGCACCGCTGCCTGCAAACATACTACCAATAGAAGACATACCAGCCATAACAGCTGAACCTATAGCCATTAGACCCTCCTTCTTGTTGGATTGTAGCTACCTTCCCACTCAATATCACGAAGCTGGAATGTGTGAGGTGACTCTACAATGATACGATAAACAACATCCGTGCTCTTAGCTCTCAGTGGAAATCTGAAGACACCTTCTCTCGGTTCAACATAACCTACTGTATTGTTGAGAGCACCACCTATACGGTTTGACGCTAACACTCTACGCACCTTACCGCTCTTCACATTCTTAACTTCTACGGAGAAATCAGGGTACATATCAAGGTTAAGATGAACCAAACCAACAACTGGTACATCAATATATGATACGCGGTCTTGATTATCTCTGATAACCACAGGCGTAGGTTCAAACTCTTGATGGTAAATCTGACCAACAATTACCTTCGCTTTTACATGGCTGTCATCATACATATCAAAGGTTGTAGACAAAGTATTGTCACTAGGGTTGTACTTGAATAAGAAAGAGCCGCCAATGTATGAATCCCAACCCTCGATTAAGATGCAATCTAAAAGTTCTGGGTTAGTAGGAACCCAAGGGAGCGGTTCAGATACCCATTCATCTTCTGCTTTGAAATGCTGGAAGATTAACTCTGCCTGTCTGTCCATTCGGATGCGATCATTTAAACCATAGGTTAATGCATCACCCATATCCATCTTCTCCAGATAGACACCATTGCCTCTCTCAAGGAGCAGGTAAAGTAATTCGCCAGAATAAAACATACCTCGTACCTTTGTGTCCAAAGGCCACTCCCATACATGCCATGCAGATTGTACACGGTCTGTTCCTTGCCATAACCAATCATAGCAGTAGATTATGTTGCGGTACTTATCTGTAGTGACAAGCAAGCGGTTAACATTGGTGCTAGCTTCCATGCCTATAATATTACCTTCGATTAGCTTATTCACATGGCTCGTGATTGCCTGAGCCTTTTTAGTGTCACTATAAGAATCTGTATAAAACTCTCGTACACCAGAATATGCACCATCGTTTGTAGCGAACATCACAGACTCGCCAGTGGCAACTGGCTTAACTTTGTTGTTCACTTCAAAAGTGGTTACAGGCTTAAGTAGGGCATTAGCCTTCTCCAGCGGCTTATCTCCCGGTAAGATAAATTGAGATTTATCAGAGAACAGTACAGTAGCACCATCTAAAGTCACTGCATGTTTCAACTGGTAAACTTCACTCGCATCTGAGAAGATATCGAATGGGTCGGTAGCCAAAGCTGAGATAACAGTGTAACGGAAGAAATCAAAGAAGTAGGAAGTGCGTGATGCAATGACAGCTTCACCTGCTGTAAAGCATAAACGGTTCTGCACCATGAACATTCCACCAATTGTCTGAGGAACTTCTTCATCAATAAAGGATGGCATGGGGTTAGTCAAGTCATCCCCTACCTTGCGGTCTTCCCAATCGCCTTGCCTAATCTTAAATTGAGCTATGCCGTCAATGATGCCTGTACGTTCAATGATGTAAGGCATTGTACCTTTATCAAATCCAAGTAATACATCAGCAGCTACTGTTTCTTGCCAAGATACAAGGTTTCCCTCTTTAGGTTCCGCTTGTAACCAATAACGGGACTCTGGTTTACTTCCAGTAGGCCACACTTGTACTTTATACCCTTCAGGGGCACGAGAAGGAAGAAGGTCAGTAGAACTGACCCTATTCTTGATAGCCACCAGATCCTTACCTTTTGCACCATCGGTGGTTGTTATTGTAAAGCTAGCACCATCCCGTCTCTCGATAAATATACTAGTACCGTCTCTTTGTATTTCATAGTCACTCACACCGCTCCATTGCTGCAACTTAGAGAACAATTCAGAAGTGATACGTTCAGTTCGAATTTGTTCAACATGGTCTGCACTTCCACCATCCGGTGTTTTAAAACTAGCAGCGTTGGCCCCATTAATTACAATGGAATAAGATGTACCGTATTGACCATATGCACAAAACACAATGGCTTTGTTTCCAACTTTGGGTGACTTTCTGTTACTGGCTTTAACTACCTTCCTGCGGTTAAGCATGAAAGTAACATCAGCTATCGTCATAAATTGCACATCTTCTCTTGGGTTTATCACCTCAGCCAAGTAAGCCATAGGTGCATCTTGTGAAGTCACATTACATTTGCGCCCATACTTATCGAATATCTCAGGAACTTGTCCTTTCTTCAACGTGAAGAAATACTCTTCATCACCATCACCTCTGCGATAATGATGAGTAGCCATGTCATCAGTCCCCGCATCAAGTATCTTTGCAATATGAGTTGTACCCATGCGGGATTGAGTTCCATTCACTACATCAGGGACCATGTTCACCATAGTCGTACATTGACCATCAAGACGTACCGCTGGAGGTTGCTGGCTAATCCCTTGGATTTGCCTCCCTAATGAACCTTGTACTTCCATTAACGATCCTCCCACGGACGAAGTGCCCAACTGTCATATGGTGAATGAGAGTAAGCAGGTACATTCTGAGAACCACCTGCCATGATACCAAACTGACGCTGAGTGGGGTTATGTACCAGCATGTTTAATCGCTTCTGTGACATTTGCTCAGATTGTACATCCATAAGAAGCTGAGTGGCTATCTGCTGCGCAGTGGCTAGCTTAGTCTGATCTGCATCCTTAGACACAATAAACTCTACAGCAGCTTGATAGGCAATAGCCTGCATTACACTTGTAGGTAAATGCTCGTAGGGTAGTAAGGTGAGTAAGGTAAGACGAATCATACCATTAGCATTAACATGCTTACGCATATCAAAGGTGTGACTCCAAGTAGAGTAGAGCTTACCTGCTCGCATAGTCATAGGTACTTTCTTTTCACCTAAAGCATAACACTGCAATACTGCTAGGCAGTTGTTAGGTAAATTGACTTCACCATTGGTATCAGGTGCAATCTGCCAGTTTGGTTCACGATTGAACCACCAGCCACCTCCTTTGTTGTACTGGAACCGCTGGGATACGATGTCGATCATCTTGCTTGCATCTTCTGCGTCCAAGTCCCCTGAGTCGAGAGAATCCACACCCTCACGACCAATAGCTCGCATACACAAGTTTACCGCTTCCAGCTTACTATCAATAATCTGGAAGGCCACATCTTCCATCATATGTCCTACTTTACTGGTTTGTCTAATTACAGGCATGAATCCTCCTAACAAAAAAGAACCCTACCTACGCAAGGTAGATAGGGCATAGGTATTACTCAGTAGGTTTCATTGCAGTCGGCTTAATGTCATTAGCCATCACTGCACGTACAGCAGCAACCAAGTCTTCAGCAGGCAAGCTAGCAGCAGCGAAAGCACCTGCAGGGGCAGCATTCTTAACGTAGACAGCTTTGCGCTGTGCACGGTTCAGAACCTGAGTGTGCTGTGCAGCCTGAGTTGCAGTAGAGGTAGGCGTACCATCAGTTTCACGCTTGGTAGTGACTACAGACACAGCCTCCCAGCGGTCAGGGATTGCACCTTCAGACATAAAGGTATCAATGTAGTAGGTCTTCTCTTTCTTCTCATAGAAGATATCACCAGTTACATCGATAGAGCGACCGACCAGCAGTGCGTCGGAGGTGAACAGTACAGCAATAGCACCATTCATTTCTGCAATCGGGTCATAGCGATAACCGTTATCTTCATTAGACAACAGGTGATGCTTCTGGCCCTGAGAGTATTTCGGGAAGCGGTTAGACGGGATGACCGGGCAGTTGTAGGAAGACAATACGAACCCTTGAATAGTAGCACCAGACTGGCTGATGGTGTAGCTCTTATCAACAATACGGTCTGCGTCACGCAGTACGTTGAAGTAACGCCATGGCATCAGAATAGCTACATCAGAGATATCAACTTCCTGCTCAAGCTGCTGCTCCAGAGCAAACTCTACAGCTGCCATTACATACTGTGGGTTAACCAGTGCTTCTCCTTCATTGACCTCTACGTTTACAGAGAAGCCATGACCTTTCACACGAGGATTTGTGCGCTTGGCCTTAGTGTTGGCAATACCGCCCAGCAGTATCTGCTGAATAAGCATTTCATCTTCCATCTTCTTCAGCTGCTTAGCTTGGTTAGTAGCCAGCTTCGGCTTCAGGCTATCAATGTCACCCTGTACGTCGTGCAGGTGAGCAACGGTGTTACGCGCGATAACAGTGGCATCAATCACCAGCTGGTTTTTATCGGCCTGAGTAGAGGTTGCAGCCGGAGACTGGCCCGGTGCTAGAACCTGCAACTCGGTTTCACCCAAGTACTTGTTGCTTACAGTGTTAGTACCAGTTACAGTCTGAACATCGAAGTAAGACATGATATTCTCACCTTTCAGGTACTGCTCATTTACCTTACCATTGAATTTCTCAATGAGAAGGCTGTCTACCTCACCGGAAGCGGAAACTGCAACGTTGGTCAGGTTATTCGGCGTAGACATTAATAAACCTCCTTATAAATCAAATTGATAATTTAGGGAGACATTTCTCCCTTCTATAGTGTCCAGTAAATACTGATTAAAGTCCGCGAGCCATACCCGCACGGCGGCGAGCATCCAGCTTAGCCTGATACTCAGCAGCAGCTTTCTTGTCTGTACCGAAGCGGGAACCCAGCGTCATCATCTCACGGAGATACTGCTCGCGAGACAGGGGTCCATTATCCTCAGATGCGGCAGCAGGTGCAGATGGCTCAATCAAGTTTGGCTTGTCATCACCCTGTGCAGCTTTACGGCGGCTTTCTAGTTCACGCACAGCATATTGCTGGAGGTATTGGTTGCCAGACTCCATCACCGCATTGAATGCCGTGAGTTCGTCATCGGACAGCGCTTCCAGCGCCCACGCCTCAAGACGGGACCAACCTTCTTCGCCACCAACTTCCTTAGAAACATCAGAGAAGCGCTGAGTGTTAGCTGCTTCAAGTTCCTTTGCAGCATTGGCTTCCTTCAGGAAGAAGGCTTCATTCTGCGCTTTCAGGCCAGACAAGTAGGCGTCTACTGCAAACTTACCAAAGGCATCATACAGCTTCTGCTTGGTTGCATCGGACAATTCAAACTTGCCATCTTTGGCATAGAGTTCCTTGGCAACCTGCTTAGCATCAATACCTTTCTCTTTAAGGCTATCAGTAACATCCTGTGGTATATCTACTGTTACTTCATATTCTCCGAAGAAGTATTGCACTTCCTCAGTGTCGGTCGCGGTATCATCTGGCTTAGGTTCACCATTCTCTCCGCCATTGTCTCCTTCTTCTGAAGGTTGTCCAGAAGCTTCTCCTCCGGTGTCTTCAGTAGGTTGTGCACCAGCATTGTCATCTTGTACAGCAGTGCCAGCGTCAGCAGGAGCATCAGTAGTAGCAGCATCAGTTGTTACCTCCTTGGTTTCTACCGGACCCTCTTCAGCAGTAGGGTGAGTGGTTGACGGTTCAGTAAATGAGAAAGACATTACGCCTCCTTAAGTTCTTGTTGAATTACACCCGGCACGGCCTTAGCCACACCTTCTTCAAGCATCTGTGCTTGCTGTGCTTGCATCTGTGCTTCCTGTTCTTGTGCCATCTCTTCAGCCGATTTAAGGAACGGCAGTTCAGCAGAGATTTGACCACGCACCCAATCCATATAGTCAGGCCATTTCACAGCAGCTAGGACAGGCTCAGGCCATTGTAATGGCAGTGACATATACTGAGCAAAGTTAGCCAGTTTATCCAACTCAGCCATGCGTCCTAAAGCTTCAATACCTGTGATAATCACAGGGTCCACTAAGTCACTAGTGAAGGACTCCCCTGCCTCCAGCAGACCCCACATCGCTACTGGCGATTGCATAGTAGTAGCAAAGAGGGAGTATACACCACCCATGTTCTGCTCAATCTCTAACGCATCTCGCTGGATTTCTACAGCAGTAACACGTTCGGCGTCACGGCGTGTCATTGTCTCCATCATGAAGACAACACCGATACGGCGAGTGTATACCTCTAGAACCGCGCTAATAGGTGTGAGGTCTGCGTATTTACCTAACTGTACAATATGGATGTCTTCTTCTACACCAGTGACAACCTCACCAGTGCCAGAGTTAACAAAGTGGTCAACATCAGTTTGAGCACCCGGACGAATCAGGTACTTGATATCTGCCATCAGCGCAGCACCACGGGCAACCGCTTCAGATAAGAATTGGATAACGAATAAATCACCGGAGTAATCCTCTGCAAGAGGGCGACCCCAATCCTCACCATAGCTTCGCTTCCAAGTTAATGGGATGAAAGGTAGCTTTTCTGATTTGATTTTACTCACCTTACCCACAGGGATATCATCAGCAGATTGCTTGAGTTCCCAAAATCCATCACCAAGATACTTAGCATGTGTGTACAGCTTAACGCTGTCATCTTCCTTGCACTTCTTACCTTTCAGGCCAACCTCCACTACAGCACGTGTAGCTGGGTCAAAGGTACGTAAGGCTTTCTCTTGTAGCAAGATAATGTCTAACAGGTCGCCATTGGTATCACGGTTAACTACGTAGTGATGCATTGGGATAGCACTGATTGCACCTTTGCTCGGCTTGTATAGCATACAGCTGCCAGCAACAATAAGATGCTTAAATGCTTCTACTACAGCAGGCCTGAATTGACGTTGCTCTAACTCTTTCATTGCCCGTGTTTCCACTTGAGCGAAGATGGTAGCTAGCTCTGTCTTCTTCAGGCCACGCTGATTAAGAACCTTCTCACCTTGTGCAGTTAAGTCTACACGGAAGAAGGAACGCTGTGCAGGGAATAGTACTTGCGCTAGCTTGTTGGCTAGATGATTAGTTGCCTGAGCACCTACACCTTGCCATCCATTCTGCGAAGTCTCGTTATCACCTTTGTCATTCATCAGATAGGGCAAGGTTAATTTGGAGTAATGCTTCGCCCTATCAAGGAAAGAGCTACGTTTAGTGGAGAATCTCTCCCATAGCTTAGGTATCTTAGATCGCTTACCTCCATACTCCAAATCTGTGCTCTGTTTCATATCACACCTTCAGGCTAGAAGCTACCGGACGGACAAGGCCACGCTTGCCTTTTGCAGATGCAGTAGCATCATCACCCCCTGCACCAATCTGAATATCTTCAGCTTCAGTCTCGGGCTTACGCTCAAGCTGCTGTGCTGGCACTTTCGCTTCAATACGTGGTGCATCTTGAGCAAGACCGATAGCCTTAAATGCTTTCTTTACAACACCCATGTTATCTCCTTAGAACTTCAGGTTGTACACAGTGCCAAACGGTTCAAAGCCAAGTCGCTTATACATACGTCCGACACGTTCTTCATTAATACCAGAGGCGATAGACAGGCGAACCTCAGAGCATTCATTATCACTAGCCCATTGCTTTAGGGCTTTGATGAGACGCATACCAAGTAGGGTTCCTCGCTTCTCTGGTATAATATAAAAGAGAATGTCAGAGGCAACCCTTACAGGTGTCCAAGGGGCCAACTCGTGATAGCCAGCCCACAGGAACCCTACAATCTGCCCTTCATCTACAGCAACCCATAGGAATAAATCTTCTCTACTAAGAGATGCGCAAAGGTTATGTGCGCTTTGTTCTGCATTCCATGAGGCTGAGTGATGGGCCACTACCTTGACTTCCTCTTCCACATATTTATTCCCAAGGTTTATAATCTCAGGAATATCTAGGAAGGAAGCTGGACGTATCATTGGACCACCAGTTGTGCTCTGACACAATCCATGATGTAACGCTTCACTTCATCAACGATTAACTCTTCATGAGTCTTAGTCACCTTCGGAGAAGAAGGCTTGAGAATCATCTCAAGCATCTCCATTCCTTCAAATGAAATCGTCGGTTTCTTCTTCGTCTGTACCATATAATTCGTCAACCTTCTCTTGGATAGCTTCTACAGAAAGACCAAGTTCTTCTGCATCAGCAAGTAAAGTATATGGCACTTCCATGCCACAGGATAAAGTTTCGAAGATAGCTTCTGCTACCTCAACGGCACGAGTTGCCTTCATGCTATCAAAAGAAATCTGGTTCATCTTTGTCATGTCTTAATTCTCCCGCTTTGGGCAGACGAATGTTGCCCTTGCTTGAATCCTGAAGACCTTTGACTTCAAAGATTTTACCAATGACATTCAATCGTCCGCCATGTTTAATATCGTGGAACATCTGTTCTGCATCTGCATGAGTCCACCCTTTGCCTAACATAGCTTTGATTGTCTTGCCTCCTTTCCATTTGAAAATGAGGTTAGCTACCTTACCTTTGTACTTGCCTTTACCTTCTTCAAAGCCAATACAAGTAAGGTCATAAGTTACCTTACGTACTTCTTTAGTCTGACGATAACCTTTATGGCCTGCTTCATAGTCACAGTCCAGTTTAAACACAGCACCTTCCCGGCCTGCATCTATTTGTTCTTGCGCAAACGCTTCAACTTCTCGCTCATTATGGCAAGGAGTGATAGGAAGGATAGCGTTGCACCCGCTAAGATGAGCGCCGATACGACGATGTAAAGCATCGTAACGTTTGAGATAAGAAACAGCAGTGAATCCATCATGGAATGCCTTAATAGTTAACATATCGAAGAAGTCGATATACAGGTTGTCTTTAATCTGCTGGCCTATGAAATCAAGTGGCTCAGTGCGATTGGGGTTCACAACCCCAGAGAGCGCCTCAAGGTAGATATCAACGGCCATAGACTGAAGCTCACCAAGATAAATGCCAACCGGAAAGGTAGCAAATGCTTGTTCGAGTCCTTCAGTGTTTGCCAATTTCTTACCAGTGCGACCAAAAATGCCAACGACACCATCAGTGCGAACAACAACAGCAGAAAAGATACCATCTCGTTTCACCTGTGCATAACATGGAAAAGTTAATTTCTTCTCAGGAACTTCACCGCGATGCTTCACCAGCATGAATGGATGATTGCGGTGGTCTTCTGGAAGACCTAGGAACTCAAAGATATTCATATCAAATATCCTCATCAATACATTCGTGACGATGCTTCTGGAATAACTCTTTGTAGTAATCTGCTTTCTTCAGGTCTTCTTCAGTGTTGAACTTCTTACCTGCACGTAAACGGTACTTCAAAGCATTACCCATGCAATAGCCAGCGAATTGCTTCTCGGTCATACTGCGGGCAATGATAGTGATTGCCTCTACGCCATCAAAGAACTCGTAGTGCTTAGGCTTAGTTACCATATTGTTGTCTAACTTATCAGATGCAAGTTTGAATTTTTGGAATCCCAACCTGCACCCCTCACCTCACGAAAGCACAAGTTAATGCCATCAATATCATCTATGGTTACAGGGCTATCAGGGTCAATACCAGCTTCTTTGCAGTATTGATTCCAAGGAATCGAATCTTTTTCATTACGAAATACCTTGTCTCCAACTTTAAAAGATGTTTTCTCTTGACCACAAGTACAGTAATCATAACGCTTATGACACTTCTTACATTCATAGTGTGACATATTGAATCCTCCATTCACTATACAATCAAGGGCTAGTGCAATATCATTTGGATACGCCAGCCGATAAAGTCTTACCTAGCCCTTTGTTCTATAGTGTCAACTAAATCTTGCCAATCCAACGGTTGTCGCTATTGGTTTGCATCGGGACAATGTGAGGCACACCCTCCAGAATGACCACACAACCTAATGCTGGCTTGTATTTAGACTCACGACCATAGGCAAATGCACGGGATGACTCATCAATTAAGCAGCCACCTTGCACAGCCCAATACTGTTCATGTGTATTACGTGCGTACTCCACAGACATCTTACCGTGCAAGTGACCACAAACTAGGTTCATACGCTCATGCGCTGCATCTGCTAGGACAGAGCCAGCAGGTTGATGCTTGAATGCCACTTGTTCACCATTCGGCAACTCAAGGACGTGCGTATGCTGCCAATCCCACTGGTCGCCACCTCCCTGCGGGAAGAAAACTTCACGGTAGGTGCGCAGGTATTGCACAGGGATGCCCTTGGCGCTTGCCTTACGGAAGTGCATAGAGCCGTGGTTGGAGTGACACAGGCGCATCACAGGGAACATCTTGTGCAATTTGTGCATGAAGATACGAGCCTTCTCTAACTCCATGCCAGCACTATCCAGATTTGGGTCCGAATCGTGGAATGACAAGGCATGTTTGTCTGCCTCATCTCCTAGGTGTACCACTGTGTCTGGACGGTAACGTGCTGCCACGGCTGCAAGGAACTCTAGGGTATCTGGGTGCTCATAAGGTGCATGAGTATCAGGGATCACCAGTACACTTCGATGAGGCGAGTCAGGCAATGGCACAATAGCCAAATCCTCGTAGCGGTCAGGAGTCCTGAGCTTACGCTCTTCTTTGATACGCTTATCTTCTTGCAGAAGGGTCTGGTAATAATCACCATTCTTCTTGGTCTTCTTGAATTGACCATGCCAGTATCGAGCCAACTGGCGGGTAATCTTCTTACCCACAGGGTGACACGATAATACACGTGCCATCTCATTGTAATTAACATTACCTTTCTCGTCGGTAGCTTGCTCGATTGCATCAAGTACCTCGGAGTCTTTGTACAAGCTGCGAAGCTTACCCAACTTTAACCTCCTTCTTTCTTGCATAAGCAAGGCGTGCCTTACGGTTCTTAGCCTCGCGCTTCTCTGCCTCCGTTTGGTGTTTGTGATATAACTTATCTGTCTGAGGCGTACTATGTAACTTCCAGTATTCATATAGTCGCTCTAACCATTGAAGCTGGAAGTAACGGTTGTTACCAGCCTTACCATAACCAGAGATAACACCCTTAATCTTTCCTTCTGCACCATTGCAGCCTCGGCATACAACAGCACGGCAGAATCCTGTCTCATGGTCATGGTCAAGTACACGGTTTATAGGAGTAACAGCCTTGAGACTGCCGCCACATAGGGGGCACTTCCATCCTTGCTTCTCTAGCAATTCCCTCTTATAAGCTGCTACCTCCGATGATTTTAATTTGCTAACCATTCCGCATCATCTCCCCACAAGATTGGGTTCTTATCGGCTCGCCATATATCACCTTTGAATCTTGCCATGTGAGCTAGGCGACCACATTCGAGCATCAGGTCAAAAGCCTTGCCGATACGATAACCACCTCGGTAATTCTTAATCTTAACTTGTCCATGTCCGAACTTAGCCTTGTAAGCACCAAGTACTGCCATGTACAACTCTTTCTCTGTCTTACAATCTTTGAGAAGATCATAGGCGTATTTAGCACCACGTCCAGGTATGCCAGCATAGTTATCAATATCATCACCGATAATCATCTGTGCATAATGAAACATGAGGCCAGCACCTTTAAGGTCTTTAACCTGACCATTAGCCTTACGGCGTAACTCAAGCCAACCCATAGGCTCTACCCATTTCTTCTCTTGTCCCGGCTGAAGGTGCCAACCGGGAACAATCATCAAATCCTTATCCAAGGAAACGATGCAAGTATCAGAGAATGCTTTATGCTCTGGACTACCGATAGGGAACTCGTTACCTGTATCTTGCTGGAAGCGGCGGTGGCTGTCCCATTGTGCGATGCTCATGAGGTCATCAGCCTCTTCTCCATCTGCCAAGATTGCACCATGAACCTCTAAGAGATGCTCTCGCAATTCATAGAAGAACGGAGGCTTCTCGGTCTTACGTTGACCCTTATAAGGTTTGGTGAATGCTAGGCGGACACGGAAGTTAGCTTCTGATTTCGTCATGAATAACTTAGCTGCATCACATTCTGCTGCGTACACCCAAGAGTTAAGCAAGGAGTTCACACGGTCACACGCTTGCTTACACTCAGGTGTGTCTTTAATTGATGGGACTTGTCCTGACTTAACACGAGTTGTGGCTCGTACATAAGTCATATCACTGATTGTATACCCTACGATGTAAGGTAACATATCAGCATCTATTAAAGCGATTCGATTACCTTCAGTTGGCCACAGCAACAGGTTATTGTCTTCCGATACTGTAGCTCCGAAGTCGAAGTTTGGTCGCATGTAGGCCACTCCTTCAGGAAGGAGGACACCGCATCATGGAGGTTCTGTCTTAACCAATAGTCATCCCATTGTCTCACCTCCACTAGCTTCTCACCAGTTTTGTAATCATAGGCAACCCCAATATACTGTCTGGTGATTGCATTGTAGCTAATGTCCAGTTCAATTCGAGATTCAATAGTCGGCATAATTCATTCTCCAATAACTATTACGCAAAAAGACCCTGCCTACACTAAGGCAGACAGGGCATTAGATGAGGTGAGCGTGATAGTCAACTAGGACTAACAGAGGCTACACCTGCTATTATCAAAACTCTTCCTCTTCGCTAACCGGAGCTTCCGGTGCAGACACTTCTACTGCCGTAGATTCAGCTTCTTCAGCAGCCTTAACTTCTTTCACTGGTTTACCAGCAGCAATCCAATCTAGATATTCAGCTACGATGTTAGCCTTACCGATCTGGGCTTTGTCAGCCTGCTCAGGGAAGCAAGCACGAGCAAACTCCAGACCAGCAGCGAAGTTACCCATGCTGTCAATCTTAGCCTGAGCTTCTTCACGGGTATCGTAAGCCTTAGTACCAGCTACCAGTTGATCAGCTTCATCGACGATAATGAAAGACTCAACGGATACCAGAGCAGCACCTTTAACAACACGGTTTACGATAGTTTCAATCTTGAACATATTAAATTCTCCTTTTGTTGGTTATGGCATTATCGCCGATTAAAATTCTTCTCTTCTATAGTGTCCAGTAAATACCGGACACCGATTTGTCTCACACGTGAGACTTTATAAAACTGTGTTCACCTGAGCAATGTCGTGCGCCGGAAGCGACACGCCGTGGCGTTTACCAGTCGCAGGGTCGCTGTAGTTCACCACGTGCTGCCCGTCACGCCAGATATAGTGAAGGTCGGCGTATGTCTCCCCTTCAGAGAAGGAGTGAAAAGTATTGCCGCCAAGTGTGGTGATTCCTTTCTTGCAATGCAGAGTTACGATTTGTACTTTCATCCGTTCTCCTTAATATTCCGCGTCCTCATCCATCTCCGGTGCAGGCGTATCTTCTGCTTCAGGTACTTCCTGCGGAACAGACTCACCAGTATCCAGAGGTTTACGATTAGCTGGGGTAGCATCTTCCTCGTCTTTCTTCTTAGCCTTCTTCCATTCTGGGTCTTCTTCACGAGCAGCTTTAATTATTGCTTCTACATGAGAACCAGCAACAGACAGGTTCTTACCACGAGGTGTCTCGTTCAGGAAGTATTGACGCACCAAGTTAGCTGGGATGTCATCAAGGATTTCTTTTGTCAGCTTGTCAAAGGTAATGTGACCTGTCATAGACAGACCTTCCTCTTCAACCTGAGCAATGACCAGTTTCTTCAGCTTGTCAGGCATACCACCAAATCCTTTCCAGTTAACATACTTGAATGAGCCATCGTCATTCTTATCACCAGAGCCAACCATAGTTGCAGTCAGACATTCACCGATGAAATCATCGAAGCCACCCAGCAATTCTTTAGGGTCAACTGCATTCAGGAACTTAGTAAGAGTTGCCTTGTCACCAGACTTCAATGGCACAGCCATCCACTGTTCCATGCGAGAATCATCTTCATTCTTGTCATCGTCGCCCATCAGGATAATTTTAACAAGAACAAAGTTTGCTGGCTTCTTAACTTCAGTGGTATTACCTTTCTTAAAGATATCTTGGAAGGAACCAACATGAATGATGCCAGAGATTACTGCTTCATGATCACCAACTTCAGGGTTCTTAAATACTTTACCTTCAGCTTTAGTAACCTGAGCACCAAAATCAAAATCACCACGTGCCATTTATTTAGTCTCCTATTGTTACACTACACAATCATAGGCCGAACTAAGCCGACCTATTGTTCTATAGTGTCCAGTAATTACTTATGAACTACCTTAATACGTGCAATAGTATCGAGAGGGTAGACATAACTAACACATTCACCGTCTTCAACCTCTTGTACATTTACACTAGCCATAGTGTCACAAAGTGAAAGGCTCAATTGGTGACAAGTTTCACCTTGAGTGAACTCTGGTCCACGATAGGCATCTGCTTGTTCTACAGTAGTGATTGCGGTGTCTTCCTCTTTAGCCAGACGAGTATGACCTGCAACTTTACGCTGCTCTAGATCGCGAAAGATAATACCTACATGTTTAGCTTGAATTACTTCTTCCATCATAAACCCTTATTTGGTCAGGTTATCCAGTTCGATTTCCAGCATAACAATCTCTTTCTTCAGACTGTCAGATGCAGCTTGATGTACAAGAGCAATTGATGCCTTGTTCTCTTCAAATTCAGCTTTCAGGCTGTCACGCTCTTGCTGGTGACGTGCCAGCATATCTTCTACCTCTTTGACTTGACGTGCATTTAGTTCATCACGAGATGCATAGTAGCGGTTATGACAGTCAATCATTTGAGAACTACGATGTTCTTCAACTTTAACTTGCTCTGCCTGTACTGCTTCGATGCGAGCCTCAATAGCTTTGATAGCCTTGGACTTGAACTTATTAGCAAGACCACGAAAGTATTGAGCCACGAATACCAGAGTAGTTACCATAGACATATTTATATCTCCTATATTTACTTAATTACCTATACTACCTTATAAACCTAGATTACCTATGCTTTCCTTCTATAGTGTCCAGTAAATCATGTTAGACAAAATAAGTAGGAATAAGTTATTCATAAAGGCCACTCGTAAGTGACCTTGAGTATAACTCAGTCGTAGTTACCATCACAATCTGGGTCAATGCCAGAGAAAGCCCAGAATACTACCATAAATAATATGACTCCAAGAATAATAAAAGATGCCTGCATCAATCGTAACCCTCCTCTTCATCAGGTATATCTAATCGTATACTTCCATAGCAAGCAAGCATAAGGAATATAAGAAAGAAGGTAGAGAATAGGCAAACAATATCAAACCTGTCCATCAGTGTGTTTCCTTCCAACTTGCACCAATCTTATACTCACCTGCCATCGGACAACGCATCTTCAGGTACTGACCCGCCCAGGTCATTGCGTCGGCAATGATATGCCCTGCACGGTGATAACGACGCTGGCAATGAAGTACACCAGCATCAGCATCAACACTAACGAGATTTGCAGCAGACCACATACGTCCTTCAGAATCCACATGAACACGTTTCTCCTCTGCATCGAACACTGCTTTCACAGCAGCCTTCTCTGTTTCGAACCCTTCTAAGGTGAAAGGCAAGTCGTAGTTGAGATACAAGACCTCATCTTCAGGGACTTCCATCTGGATTTCATCGTGCACGTTAGCTATACCGCAAGGGTTTCCCATGCTATCTAAGGCCACACCTTCCTTGCGCATCACTGCAAACGCTCTGACCAATGCGTATTTCATACACAGAGAACCAGTCATCTGGAGTAGTACGTTAAGCATAGTGTGTTCTTTAAGTTCACCACCAGACATACGGATGCGACCCCAATGACCATCAGGTGCTTGTAGGTAGCCAAACTTGTTACCTTGTGCGATAACATTCTCACGAAGACGTGCAAGAGATGGTAGTTCAACCTCAAATCTTGCCACAACTTCCTCCATTTCTTCCTCAGTAACACCACATACTGCTGCAAGGTTAGCTATACCAGACCCATATAGGAAGGCATATATAAATGTCTTCGCCATGTCACGCTTAGGAAGACCAGCCTTCATTTGATTATGGGTGTGAATGTCACCATGCAGTACAATATCTTGGTATTCAGGGTCATTCATGAAGTGAGACAGTACACGTAGTTCAAGACCAGCACCATCACAACCAAGGATTAGCTTACCTTTACCGGCTATGAATAAATCACGTAAAGGATACAAACCACGGGCAGGAATATTAACCACGTTACGATGACGCATACGGAACGTAGAAGTTCCAATACTAATAGCAATAGCTGGCACACGCCATTCTCCGTCATCCTTGTCTGACGTAGGCCAGCATCCGTACCTTTCGTAGTATTGCTGCGCATTGATTCCTAACTCCTTGTTAAATGCTACAGGTACAAGGCCGCGACACTTTCGTATACCAGCTTGCGAAGGCCACACCCCCTTCTGGTCGAAGGCTTCAACGTCACCACGGTTGAGGATCTGACCACGACGGGATACGAGTATGTACCATGCAGCGATACCCAAGCACCAATCAGGGACTGTTTTACCTTCACGTGCGGCTCTTTCTTGCCATAAAGTAAGGGACTTTTCATTTATCTTCCCACTCCAAGGCTTGGGTAATACTCCGTACTCATCGAGATGCGCTTGCTCGGTATCATTAAATTCAACACCCTTCCATCCATAATCATAGAGCACTTGCTTAACTGTATCCCTGTTACCCAAGGGAATCTCTTCGAAAGTAACAGGCGAGTAAGCGCCAATCCACTTGATACTTGGCGTGTCATTACGGTTTCCTCTAAGGTGAGGAAAGTCTTTCTTGACGCTAGCCGACCAATCACCAGACTTAGTAGTGACACTCCATACTGTCTTGCGATCTCCTCGTCTCTCGACATGAAGAAAGTGTGAGGGGTCAAGGACAGTAGGTATATTGTTGCTAGCTCCATACTCATTTGCGCGTTGGCATACTTCATTCTTTTCTTCCGGTTTAAAAGGTTTAGACTTGATACGCATAGGCATGTGCGGACGGAACGCTGCGACTGTCTCATCAATCTTAGCGTCCAATTCCTCGCATCGTGCTAATGCTTTATCTATATCCAGACGGAATCCACGCTCGGCCTGACGGCTCATCTCCAGCGCCACAATGGACTCCATGTGGAAAGCTGTCTCAATACCTAGGCCAGTGCGTTTATTCACGCCACGGCGTTTGTGCTCCATCCATTCCCCGTTAAAGAGCCAGAGGAACAAGTCACGACCAATCGCCACGTCCTCACGTACACGGTGAACCATGTGGTCAGTTAGTTTAGACCAGTCCTCGTTCTCCGGTTTATAGCGGCCTATACGGATGCCGTGCGCCTCAATTGAGTGAGGGGCGACGTTACCCATACCTTTGGCATATGCTTGCGGAGGAAGGCGTCTATCGGGGTTTAACAGGCGACTCATCACCAGCGTATCCATGACTCGCACCGGACACAGGTCAGCACGGAGTCTGCCCTTGCCGCGCTTCTCGGTATAGTTAAAGCCTTTCCAAATATCAGGGAATGCTTTCTCAAAGAGAAGACCGTCATATCCTAGGAAGTTCTGCGACACAATAGCCTCACAGTGCTTCAGGAAGTTAACACCGTCAACCAAGGTTCCATCTTGATGACCTTCCCATTCCTTCAGGAGTTCTCTTGCTTCAGGGTCACGCATCTCATACGGGTCAAAGAAGAGAAACTCCTCGGTAGTAAGCAAGTCCATGCAGCAAATGATATGCACATCTTCACGGTGTCCATATCGGATGGCGTCAAGGAGTCCTTTAGCTTCCGCATCCATCACGAGGATACGACCTTCTGCCTCCTTCTTCCAATCAATAGTCTTCATACATTGCCTCTGTTTCGTAGTAATCATCTGAACGTTCGGGTTTTGGATTCATTGAGTCATAATAGTCCCAATCAGAATCATAATCACGTGGCATAATGCACCTCCAATCAATATGATGAAAGGCTGTCTCACACGTGAGACAACCCTTGACTTATCGACTGCGAATCTTACGTTTCACTTCACTTTCCTTGATAACCTGTTCACGAGTGAGACTATTCTTCTTGGCCTCAGCCATAGTTACCTGAGCGAACAGGAAGGCTTGGTTAGTAATCTTGGCTTGCAGGTCTTCATGACCATCGAACATTTTAAGACTATGTTTATTCTGCATATTTCACCATGAAGCTGCCAATGACTTTAAAATCCTCACGGAATTGCCTTTCAGTCCAATGACCAAAAAAGTTCCATTTGGAAACTTGCACTACTACTAGCACCTATTAATGCCAATCTTTTTGAAGTACGATAAGGCTTAACACCATTTGGTGCTACAACTGCATAGCATTTATGAGGTCCACGCATATAAATTAATACCTTAGTCATGATTAACTCCTTAGATATTCACGTATGTTTCTTCAGTAACGATAGGTAGGTACAGTAATTCTTCACCATTTAAGATGTGAAGACCCTTCAACTCTTGCTTACGAATAATACCTTCTATAGTGTCGGCAAAATGCTTATTAATTACACGTCGTTGCGTACCGTGTTCTGTGATTGCATGGTCAACATCCATGATTCGTACAGGTACATTTGGATGCATCATGGCTTCGCCAATCTTTACCATAGCTTGCCCTGTGGATTTACCCAATGAACGAGTATTAAACTGCGTAACACCTAATGCAGTGCCACATTGCTTAATCATCTCACTTTGAGTCTTACCAGTGATTACATTGCGACGCTCTTTCTTGAGTGTGGTTTTCTTTTCTGCCATGTACTCTGCTAGTGTTTGAGGGCCAGCACCATAATAAAGAGGAGCTAGGAAATTCTTAAGCATCTGGCGAGCACATTTATCGCAAACCTCATCATGTATGCACTTACATTGATTGTTTATCTCTACAATCTTTTCAAGATATTTATGTGCTGTCTTCTTGTGGTAATATTGCTTAACACCACTGCGATATTCTACATAATACAGGTTCTCACCTACAAAGGTTACAACACCACGGCAAAGATAGCGACTTGAATCTTTCTTGATGTTGCGTACAAAGTCACCTACATTCAACACTAAGTTATACATAATCAATCTCCAGTTATTTAATGTACTTAATAAGAGCCTGTCTCACATGTGAGACAAGCCCTGATAAATACACTAATCAGAACTCACTTTCTTCATCGAAGTTAGTCTCTTCTATAGTGTCCGGTAAATCTGGTACTTCTTGTTGCCTTGCTTCACCTGTATCAAATGACTTAGTACGGGCTTGTGGTTCCATTAAACGTCCGGTTTGAATGTCACCCTTAAGCATGACCTTGGTTCCAGTGTAGATACCTTGGTCGCGGTCTTTGACACATGAGATGTACGTGGTAGTCCTTTCGTCAAGCGTTTCAGCTCTTGTATTACGCTCAATCCCCAAGGCGTAAGATGCCCAGAATCCGATAGCGCCTGAGCCTCGGAAGTCAGAAAGGATAACTTCGCCACCTTCTTCGTGTTGGGTACGGTTTGCCGGAGGACGTGTAAGGTGTGATACAAGGAATATAGTAACCGGGTGTCGGTCTTTGATAGTACCAATCCGCTTGACGCATTCATCAAGTGCACCAACCTTCCCACCAAAAGCACGCTCATCTAATTTAATCCCCGTTAAGTTATCAATGATGATATTAGAAATACCCATAGCCTCAAACTCTAGGCAAGTTTGCTCTACCTTTTCCATCGAATAGTCACCCTCTAGGTCAGCTACAAACAGCTTACCTGTATCAGCTACATAATCAATGGCGGCGTTAGCTTCTTCCTCGGTATAGTCGAACACCTCACGGTATCCGTCTTCTTTCGGGTCGTTGGTTGGAGGTAACTCAATACGCTTATCAATCCACTTGCCGATAAAAGCACGGGACACCTTGACCATCGGGTCTTCTGTAGAAATGATGCCCACAGATTCACCGTGTTCTTCAATGAGGTGCTTAACTACTTCACGAAGGAACTCAGTCTTACCTACACCAGACCCTGCACCTACAATGATAAGCTGGTTCTTACGAATACCTAGCGTTACCTTGTTCAGCTTAGGCCAAGGCCATGATAGTCCTTGCTCTGGACGTGCAGCCTTGAGCTTATCCCTTTGAGATGCGATAGATTTAATCTGGCTACCAAAGACTTCATCAGATGGCTTGGCATTAAACCATGCATCAACAAACTCTTTAGCCTTGCCAGCCATCAATGCCTTGTTGGCATCTTTGCAGCCAGAAGGGTACTCAAGGATATAGGATTTGCCAGGAAACAGGCGAGCCGCTTGCTGGTTCTGCTTCTGCCCTACCTCATCCCCATCGAAGCCCCAAATAATCTTCTTGAATTGGGCGATGTGTTCACGGTTCTGCACAATCTCTTCAAGGCAAGACTCCCCTTTGTTAACAGACCATACATGGTAAGGTTGGCCTTCCCACTTAGTACCCTTGGCAGAATCAAGGAGCATCTGCTGCGCTGCTAGCGCATCCAGTTCCCCACCCACAATAAGCAAGCAATCCTTTCGTCTTCCCTTGTCTAACACGTGAGACAAAGTATTCATCCCGAAAAGATCTTGCATACCAAAGAGTTTACCTAAATGACCAAACTTAAAGTCTTTAGGTAATGTGCGACACTTAGCGCCTACTAGCTCACCTTTCTCGAAGCGTGGATAGTAATGCCTCGAGACTCTACCCTCTTCATCGTGTCCGACACGTACATCATACAATGCGCAAATGTCGCCGCGAATGTGTCGGGAAACAAGGTTCTTACGCTTAAGCGTAAGGAACCATTCAACATCAAGTTTCCACTCTGCTTCTTGGTCTGCCCTTTCTTGCTCATTCATGACCTCCCAACGGTCTTTCATACGCATACCACCTAGTGCGATGGCACGTAATTTAGGGTCGCTTATCTTCCCTTCCTTCTCCATTTCTTTGAATTGAGAAGGTGTATATTTGATATTGCCAGTAATAGGTAACTCGGTTATCTCGATGCCACCTTCCGGCTTGTGATAGTAAGGTCTACCATTATCATGAAAGTGTCCACGATTACAGTAGCCAGCACCATCATCAAATATCATGAGATGGTTGCCAGTAATATCATGTCCATTCTTTTGACAGGCAGGACACGGTACATTCTGAATAATAGCCATAACTTAGAACTCCCACGCAGCGCGTTTAGATGCACGGTCACGGACAGGCTTATTCAGCTTCTTGCCTTTCTTCTGCCCCTCTTCCATGTCAAAACGGTTAGCTTTACGGGCCATCTTCTCAAAGTTGCGCATGGTTAAATCTCCAAAGTGAGTTAATCTTATCTATACTGTCCGGTAAATACGAAGTCTCACATGTGAGACAACCTAGGTCTGCCCTTCCTCTGAGTGGTAATAAGAGGAAGGAAGAAGGTAATAGGTATTCCTAGATAACCTATATAACCTTTAATACCTATTACTTCCTTTATATCCTTTATCTTCCCTTTCTTTCCCGTCTCCGACGGTTATCCTATAGTGTCCGGTAAATAAGTCTCACATGTGAGACACTTTTATGTTAATGAAATGTTACAGGTAGTAGGTAAAAGAAAGGCCACTCCCGAAGGAATGGCCTATTAATATTATGCGAAGCAATAGTCTGAAACTAAGATTTCGTTAAGGTCAAACTCCCCTTGCTCTGGTACTTGTATTCCGGTATCAACTAACCAGCGTTCTTCGTGCTCATCTAGCAGGCTTTGCAGCGCATTACGGCCTTGATACATCTTCACCATTTCTGCCCTTAAGCTATCACGAAGGTCGGCTGTACGGCCTGCATGAGTGCCAAAAGAGTCATGAATAACTGCGATAGATGTAATCCCTTTATCAACAAGGTCGCAGACTGTTAAGATAAGGTGGCTGGCATCATGACCATGCACAAAGTTAGGAGCAGCAGCGCCCATCATTGCCGTTTCATCCACTACGTCTGTTTCAATCTGTAGACTCATCTTGATTTCTCCCATCAAGCAAGTAGATACGCGGAGCATATCAGTAGCCATAATCTTTTGTTGCAAGATGAAGCCAGTAGGCAGGGTATACTCTAGGCCTTCATTCCTTTTAGCTGCGAAACGGGCAAGCTGACGAATCATTTTCATTGCCACTATAGGAGCTTTAACCACTTCCGAAATAGAAGGCCAGATTAAAGCTGTCATATAGTTATAAGCTGCGCTAGGTGTAAGGCTGTCTTTACGGTCATTATCAAAAGGGTGTACAGGATTGGCGGTACGCCCTTCCGCAATAGCCCGTTGGGCCTCTTTTTCTTCTAAATCAACGATATAATCAATCACTGACTCACGGCAGGTTAGACGTGTGCTGCCATAAGGTAGTGTCATTACGGGCTTTTTGGTTAGGCCGCGAGTGATTCCTATCATATCCCACGCACTAGCCATACTACGCAGTTCCGCACCTGTTAAAGTCACGCTGCCAGAAGTGAAGGTTTCCGCAGCCTCTGCATTCATGTATGCATAATTCTTCTGAATTACTACCTGCGCAACGGCACCATAAATATCTTGAGGAGAGTCAGAGGGCTTAAGGTTTACTGCTTTCGCACCTACTGCATCGCGTAGCATAGCACTGTAGTGCTGTATACCAGAACAACTACCATCTTGATGGACTGGGAGGTGCGTCATGAATTGGTCTTGCGTGCCTTCATCCAGTGCATCAAGATAACGCGCATATTCAAAGCACCATGCAAGGAAGCCGTAAGGGGAGTCGGCATTTACCCATTGAGTGAAGGTCAGCGGGTCGGCTGCAATGTCGCGGCACATGTCTTGAAACTCGCCGTCCAGCACGTTAGCGGTGCGCACGTCAAAAGTTTTCTTATCCCAACCCCAGTTATTCGCCCCGTTCACCAAAAACCACTTAAGCGCCTCAGCGCTATCAAGACGCTGCCCTTCGGTAAAACGGAGCAATGCCTTGCCTAAGTCATTTGATTGCGGCGAGAGCGTGCTAGATTGCGCGTATACACGGCTGCGGCTGTCCAGTGCATACACAAAATAAATTGCGTCAAACTGGCTGTATTTACGGGCCTGTCCAACCATGCGAACGGTTGCCGCCGACTTGCTTCCGCGCTTAGTTTCAGCGGTATACAGCTTGGTACATTCTCCTTTCCAGTTTATAAAAGCTTGCCACTGTTCTGGCGTAAGCATCTCTTTCAGTTCACGGCCTCGCAGGTGTTGGAACTCAAGAGGAACAGGGTTAGCTGGTTTGTTCTCGCGGTCAATGAGCGGCTTAAAGGAAGGTACACCATAACCGAGGTCTAGACGAATAACATCTTCTACTACCTGCAACACTTCCTTGTTAACCTGCCATTTAGTGGCTTGCAATGCATTAACAGCCTTATAAACCGCTGGCATTTGCTTTTTAGTCAGCTTGCGGACGTGCTCGCGGTTACCTTTTACTAGACGGATGCGACTTGCCACCTTCTCGGTGTGAAAGCCACCATTAAACGGAGAAACCCACGGACGCGGAGGAATAACGCAAGGTGCATAGGCTGGACTCAGCTGAGCTACGTGCTCTTTAAATGCAGTTATCCATTCACCCACGTGTTCGCTAGTCTGTAAGTAGTAAACGCCATGCTTGCCGCCGTTAGTGCGCAAGGTACGAAGGAAAACAGGTTGCCCGTTGAAGAATACGCTATTCTCCAAGATTTCTAGCAAGGTCATGCCTATTTGCAACAAGGTATCTTTAGGCCATGCCTCCCAGCGGGAGAAGTCCGCATCACGGTCAGCGACAGACTTTTCAGCCACTACCGCTACATTGTGCGCATGGCGATATGATTTAGTCTTACTTGCCTTAAGTGACTTCTTAACTTTTTCAAAGTATTTGGCGGCGTGACCTTCCAGCTTGCTAAAACGTACTTGGTCCTCAATGCGGTCAGCTACATTCATGGCTATAGCCTGCAAGGTTACATCCGTGTTCAGCATATCCATAACGATTTTCATCGTGATATATGCTGCCACTTCGTTTTCTACGCAGTTAATGAAAGCTAATGCACGCGGTGCACGGCCTCTTTTACCTTCATACTCTTCCTTGTATGCCTGAATACCTTCAGCCATTGGCGCGATTAACTCGGACAATAAGCGGCGATTCCATGCCGTGTCTGATTCATTACCGGATGCAATCTGGCGTTGTTGGTCCGCTTCAAAGCGACGGATACCGCCGTTAAACATTTCTTCTTCAAGTTGAAGTTGAATAGCGTGTAGGTCTTGCATCTTGTTTACTCCTAGTGAAAGAAACCTTAATAGGTGACACCTAAGAAGATGCCACCGATAAGGTTACTTAGTCAACTCTTCTACTGCCTCAGAGATTAAGGGCCATGCCTCATGGCCTTCACCGTATCCCAGCTTAACCAGTTCGCGGCGTGCCTTGTTAACTGCTGTTTTCTTCGTTGCCTCCTCAGCGCTTAAACCTAAGCGAGCATAGAAGCAGGAAGATTTGAATTGCGGCAGCATAGGCGCGGCTGCTTTCTTGCTTTCGCGTGCGCTACTTAAGGAGGCGATGCGGTCATTGGCTGCCTGTAATTGCTCAGTCAGTGCTTTAATTTGTGCCAGCAGACCAGCAATAGCGGCATTCTCGGTGTTAGCCGTGTTATCCAGTGGCGCGGCCTTAGGCGCTTCCGGCTTGCTTTCATCTTCCCACGGTGCGGATTCGTCGTTACCCGACTCACTTACTGGCGGCACACTTTGTAACTCCTCTTTCGCCTTCTCTAAGATGAAATCCTCAAAGGTCGCATGTCCTTGCATAGTTTCTGCGGCCTCAGTCGCATTCTCCTGCGGTTTTACCGCCTCAGCCTTAGATTGTACCGTCTCGGCCTTTGTCTCTTTCTTAGGATCAATCAGGGCATTTACGGCATTAGTGTCCAGCTTGCCATCTGCGGCGAGTTCTGCGGCCTTCTCCATGATTATATTCTCATCAGCGAAAGGAACGAGCGCCAGCATTACACGCATAGCCACACCTTTAAAGCGTTCATCTCCTTCAAAGACACGGGCTACACTCATCAGCTTGTAGCATTGTGCTTTCTTGATGCCGAACTCTGATTCTACATAAGCTAAAAAGTCTTTTTGACCTTCGAAATCACCGCGTAATTCATTCAGACAAGCGCCAACTTTGATGTAAGAAGTGCCGATATTGTCTAAGTGTTGCTTGATTTCAGTGGTTGCAGCTTCACGAACAGACAGAATGATGTTTTCAGCAGTCATATTAATCACCTTATAGTGTAAGTAAATATCACATAGCCCACTCAGGCAGGCTATAGGCTAGTTACTTGATGTAATGCCACGTCTCTATAAATGCATCTTTGCTAATGGCGCATTCCGTGCCGTTAGGTGCAATGTATTCTACAAGCCCACCTCTTACACAAAGGTAATTACCGCCTTCCTTTCTTAGTTTGCGTTTAGCTTTATCAAATAAGAACTCACGGTAAAGGTGATAGGAGCACCAGCTTAAGCCAATAAGAGCAAACGCCATAATGATGCTATCTAAATCCATAATCTTAACTCCTAGTAAGTGAAAGTTTAATCAGGCGCTACCGTAGCAACGCCTTGTTAAGCCTTCTCTTATAGTGTCAGCTAAATAGTTTGTATGTAGTGCCTAGTACTTCCTCACGAATTTGTGCGAATCGTAGGGAACACTTCAGGGTTACACCGTCTGAAAAGATAAAGTTATATTGCTTTTCCATCCTTATTCTTCCTCTTCTTCTGAATCCTCAGCGGAATCGATGTACGCATCAATCATATCTTGAACACGTTCCCATAAATCAATGGTGAGTTGTTCATAAATACGGGCTTGTAGTACGACCGTCACATCCTTAGTGTCTGGCATTAAGCCAGAATCCTCGAAGAAGTGGTCGATTCCTTCACTGGCCATCACCGAGAAGATGTCAGCATAATAGATTGGTACAGCACTATCCGCCACCTCATGGATTGCATCATGTGCGTTATCGATACAATCAATGGCATCATCCCATACGCGTTCAACTAATGCAGCATGAGCGGTGTTGTAAACCTGAGAGTAAGTCATATTAGACATAGCCATGTTATTAATCCTCATTTAGTTAGTTAGGTTACATTATAGGAGACTCAAGAGAATCTCCTAGGTTTAACCTATCCAGACTAAGAAGCTTTATCCAAATTGTTAAAGAGCTTGGTTTGCGCCTTGATAGGCTGACTAGTGCCAGCCTTTACCTTAAATCAGTGAGAAACAGCCATACCACTCTTTGAAGCTAGATTGGTTTTCCAGTGGTAATATTTCAAGTTTACCATTGACCATACGTTCTACACAAATTAAACCTTTCATGATAATTACCTTAGTTAGTTAGTTAGCCTATCAAGACACAAACCGTATTGTTAAAGAGCGGGATGTTTAAAGACGTCGCCGTCTTGATGCTTAATGTAACCTTGTATGCCGTGGCTGTCAACAGTTAATTTAGAGATTTGTCGTGATTACTTCATCGTAATCGTAATCTTCACTGCCTAGGTACTCAGTAATGACTTGGTTGTCATACTCAGATACTAAGGTAACTCGGTGATATTCAGTGTCGTAATCTATCAAATAGTGATACACATCAACGCCTACACCAGCTTGCATCATATCATCACGGAAGCGAATAGCTTCGCTAGCTGATTCAAAGAATACCTCATGTTGATACATTATTTACCCTCCCTCAACTCATCTATCATGTTACGGTATTGATTAACTGTATCGATCCAACCTTCGTTAAGAAAGCGGTGATACAAGGCTAACTCATCGTCTGTAAGTAATTCGTTGTTACGAATCATGTAGCACAACAGAGTGAAGAGAACGGACAGTTCACGGTTGTTTAATGTCATAGTTAATTCCTCATTCAATAAGTAATTGACCACGGCATACATAGGTTACACTAAGCAAATTGTTAAAGAGCAATGTAAGCGCTAGTCTCTTCGTATGCCTTACTAGCTGGCTACTAGGTGCCTCAGCACCGCCTACGTGATGCATAGTATTACACTAAGATTACCTTGTCAACACTAAGTTATCATCACTAAGAATAAGATAGGTTGTCTAACATGTGAGACTAAGGAAAAGCAATAGATACAGAGCTAGGATAGGCTAGGTTGGCTAGGTTTCTGGTGTTCCTCCTACTGCATCTTATTACTATTCCCCTTCTTTAGCGGTCTACCGACCGCGACCTAATGGCATCTCACATGCTTGCATGTGCAATCACTAAGAGAAGACACTAAGACTTACTAAGGTACACTACTAAGCTGATACTAAGTGAAGCACTAAGGCTTTAACTAAGGTAGTCCACTAAGGCTAACCTAAGCCATCCATCAAGGAATAACCTAAGGTACACGTGAGCGAGTGAACGTAGCGCAAGCGGAGTGAACGAAACGAACAGA